ATAAACACATTTTAGTAGGGGTATAATGCAAGAAGAAACAACAACACGTCGTTTAACCCGTAGAGAAAAAAGACTTCTTCGCCAACAAGGAAAACCAAAAGAAAATTATCAAGAAAAAATAAATTTTCATCTCAAACATTTTCATCCTCTTACAGAGAATCAGAAACATGCATTTAATTCTTTTGAAGAAGATAAAAACTTAATGCTTCATGGAATTGCTGGTACTGGCAAATCCTTTATGGCAATGTATCTTTCTTTAAAACAGATTATTGCAGATCCAGAGTGCATTTATAAGAAGATTGTTATTGTGCGATCTGTTGTTCCAACAAGAGACATGGGATTTCTTCCAGGAAACAACAAAGAAAAAACCAAAGTATATGAAGCACCATATTATGCAATCTGTTCCGAGCTTTTCGGAAGAGGTGATGCGTATGAATATCTAAAAGGTAAAAACGTTATTGAATTTATTTCAACCTCTTTCATCAGAGGTATAACTCTCAATAATTGTATTGTTATTGTTGATGAAATGCAGAACGCAACTCTTCATGAGTTAGATTCTGTTATCACACGTATTGGTCATAATTGTAAAGTGATATTCTGCGGAGACTTCAGACAATCAGATTTTACAAGAGAACATGAGAGAAATGGATTAACAGATTTTATGAGAGTCGTAAAGAATATGAAGTCTTTTCATCTAGTAGAATTTGAAGCTAAAGATATTGTAAGAAGTGCATTAGTAAAAGAGTATATCATTCTTAAAGATAAGATGAGAATTATAACATGACGAAGATGTTTTTATTTTCAGACTATTGGCCCAAACCAAAGATAAATGAATTACAAAAACATGAATATTTCAATCCAGATGATGGAAAGAAATATGTAAATATCTATTGGAACTCTGGCGATAATAAAATCTTTTACGAAGAAGATTATCATGATGGCGCTTGGTTAGCAAGTTGGGTTATTGATTATTATAACAGAGATAACATTGGTAATCCCAGGGGTATTGTAGAAACTGCAGATATCTATCACAGAAGATCTTATCAATTCTGGACTAAATATAGAACTACAGGTTTTAAAACTGGTTATGAAATACCTTGGGGATTCGAACAAAAAATTGGTGATATTATTGATAAACAAATTAAAATCTCTTCACTTAAATCCACATTTTTCGAAGCTCCTATTACTGGGAGACAAGTAGTAACCTTTATTAAGAGACATGATACATTTCAAACAGTAGAAAACAAAACTTATCAAGATGTTTTAGAAGTTAGTTACGATCAAACTTTTAATAACAAAACCACAGGTAATCGTGGGTTCTATGCAAAAAATATTGGTCTCGTTCAAATGAGATGGAGATCAAACAATCAGGATGTTGGTTCAAATATAACAGCCAAAATTACTAGAGGCGAAGGTTATATTGACGAAAATAAAATGGAAGTCTGGCGAAATGAGGAAACAATTTAAACATATTATGGTTCCGGAAATAGAAATGACTACGGAATCAATAAATGGCAGAAGACATTATGTGTTACCAGACGGGAGAAAATTCCGTTCAGTAACAACTGTGTTAAGCGAAAAGATGGATAAGACTGCCCTTTTAGAATGGAGAAAAAAGGTTGGAGAGGAAGAGGCTCAAAAAATTTCTACACAAGCTGCAAGAAGAGGAACAGCGGTTCATTCGATTGCAGAAAGATATGTTCTTAATGAAGATAATTATGTTCTCGACAGCATGCCTTCAGGGATTGATTCTTTTAATAGTATTAAAACACTTTTGGACGAACATGTAGATAACATTCTAGGAGTAGAGCTGCCTCTCTATTCTTCAGCTCTCGAAACAGCAGGAAGATGTGACCTCATTGCGGAGTTCAACGGAGTTCCTTCGGTAATTGACTTTAAAACTTCCCGTAAATTAAAGAAAGAAGAATGGATAGAGTCCTATTTCCTTCAGACAACATGTTACGCAATGATGTTTGAAAGACTATATGATATTCATATTCCTCAGATAGTTGTGATGATAGCTGTAGATCATGAAGAGCCACAGCTATTTATTAAACATCGTAAAGATTATATAAAAAGAGTGATAGATATTTTTACGAGTTAAGCTCTGAGTAATTACTATCTTCGTCTGTTGAGTACACGACTTTTTTGATTTTAAAATGAGAGATCGCTTGTTTGCATCCACAGCATGGCTCAGAATAACCGTCGCACATAAACTTTGAATCTTTAGAAAATTTCTTAACTCTATAGACATAGAGTGTTGCTTTTTCCAATTCTTCAGAATCAACATGCCGTAGAGCTTTAACGATACAATCTACTTCAGCATGTTTAAAGATTGCTTCAATATTCTTAGAGAACCTTTTCTGCATTGGATGTGTTTTGTAAGAGTTATACCCAACAGATATAACTTCGTTACGAAGAACTAAACTCGCGGCCAGTTTTGCTCTGTTCTGCGAGTTATGATTATCTATAGCCATCCTTCTGGTGAAGGCCATAAACTTTTCATCACGGGAATTTATCATATCAATCCAAAAACATCACCAAACATTTACATGCGCCACCAGATTTCATGAACTCTGACATGTCAAATTGACGTACGTAGAATCCTAGTTGTTCTAATCTTTTTGCTACGCTTGGACATTTTGGCATAAAAATATTATTTTTTATTACAATGGAATTACAACAGAACGTCAATGCCTCTTCCTCTGTAACTTCTATAGAGAACTTTCTCATTGAGACTTTACGAATTTTTTCTTGAGCTTCTTCTGAAAAAGCATTTGGATACCATAATAAACCACCTTCTTTACGAAGTGGCATAAAACAAGTATCTAAATGATAAAAACGAGGATCTATCATTTCTAAATGTTTAGCATTATTAAATTCATTAAAAGGAAAAATATTCTTTACTCTGCGATCAGAACGAAACCCATGACCAAACCAGTGAATATGATCGTCGCCTTTTAATAGATCACCTTCTCCTTCGAATGGAATATTTGGTTTGCAAACACCATAACCGTTTAAAATAAACCAGCTAATAAAATGATCTTCTTCTGCTGTGCGTTCTTTGTTTCTGAACTTAGAAACATAAACCATATTATGTCTTTTTTTAAAGAATCCAGCATTAGCTGTAAATACCATATCTGGTAATCCCTCATGAGGGTGGATTAATTTAATGTTAACAATACCACCAATAGCATCATATAATTCTTGCCACTGATGTTCTGCTAAATCTGGATTGATCTTACCATTATTACCAGTCATCCATGGATTAATGTCATAAGATACATCAAAATATTTTGGTTCACACATTAATATGTTTTTCATAATATCATCCGAACTGATAAAGATCTTGTAGTACAAATCCTGCAACGATCATCAATAAAAAGAAACAAACAATTTTTATTATTGCTGATGTTCTGTGCTGATTATATTCCATATAAAATTCTTTCAATTAAAAAGACCAACAAGCCTGGACTAAATCCGGATCTCCAAATAACTGTCCAAACAAATCATAAGGATCAACATACCAAGTACATCCTCTTTGCGGAGGAGGAACTGGTTGTGAAACAGGAGCACTATAAACTGGAATTGCTGGTTGAGCCATTGGTTGTGGACCAGGCTGAGCATATCCTACTGGCGGTGGATAATATGGAGAACGTGTTGGCCCAGAAACATATGGAATTGGCATAATAGGAACAACAGGAGCAACTGGTTGCGGAGTAGCAACAGGAGCAGGAACAGCTGGAGTTACTGGAACATATTGCCTAATTATTTTAACGGTCTTTACTTTTTTCGTAACATAAGTAACTCTACAATTGTAGCAGTCATCAATATAATTACCACCAGCAATTGCGGAACCAATCATAATAAAAAGAGCAAATGTTCCAATAACTAACTTTTTCATATTAGCACACCGTCTGTTGTCTGTATCCTACAAAGTTACCGTAATAATCATAATATGGAACCTGAGCTAGATAGCAAGGTCGGCCATAATAACCACCACCGTATCCGTAACCATAACCGCCACCATTGGCAATAGCACCACCAATGATACCACCTAACAGGCCAGCGCCAGCCATAATACCTAGACCTGCTCCATATCCACCCCAACCATAACCATATCCACCCCATCCACCATACCAAGCACTAGCTGGTGTAATAGCAGCTAAAGAGATACCAAGAGCAGCAACTAAAGCAACGATCTTCTTTTTCATTTCCATCTCCTATAAGGAAGCGAACTAACCTTTGGTTCGCACGAGACTATTTATGGCGTCCAACCCAATCATTATTATATATTAAAACTGCATGAAGTCAAGTCTTTTTTGTTGGAAGTGATGCAAAGCAAACACTAAAAACAAAAAGATTGCTAGAGTTATAATAGATAATACAACTTTAGATACTGTATCAGATATAACATTTACTTTAATAGGACAAGTACTGTTCCAACATCCCCAAGGATACCCACTAGTTACACGAGAACACTTGTTACATCTATATCTTGTAGGCCAGTTCTGCATTTTATTTCTTATAAATTTGGTGAACCCAGATGGACTCGAACCATCAGCCTGCGGATTAAAAGTCCGACGCTCTACCATTGAGCTATGGGTCCTTTTGTCTCCTTAAATACTACCTACATCTAAGTAGCATTTGAAGAGACAACCGAAGTTGTCTCAACTGTTATTAGAATCCAGCAGATAGAGCACGATATCCAGCAGCAATCAGTTCGCGCGATGGCTTACCAGCACGATACTTCTGAACTGTCTCGCCCTTCGAGTTCTTTGTCTCGTTAAGATAAATTGCATATCCAGAACGACGTAGCTGATAAACAGCATCGTGTGGATTAGAAATACTATAACGCGACTTAATCTGATTAGCTGTCAGTTGTTCACCATTTACAACGAGTGCATTATATAGACGCTCTACCTGTGTAGTATTAGTAGTCATTCATTTCTCCTTGTTACATAATTTATGGCAATAAATCTATAAATTTGCCATCCATATCAACTGCTCTAACTCTGTTATCTGGAAACTGAGACTTGAGCAAGCGCATCTCCGTCCGTATTTGGGCGGGGATATTGTTGGTAATAACGTATGTACGCCAGTTACCTGAATCATCTTGAACCTGAATTTGAGCCTGGTCCATTAGTCGTTCCTTAGTTTAATGGAAGTTTACTATATTCCTCAATAAAAGTCAATACCTGCTTGAGATCATTACAGACAATCTTTCGAGTAACCCACTCCTCGTTCTTGTCTTGACCTCCAACCTCAATCATAAAACCATTATCGTAGCGGTAAACAGTAATACAATCGCTTACCTTTGCCAATGTTTCGCTGAGTTTCATTAGTTCCTCTCCTATTACATTTTTCGCCATGCCATCTTGAATACATCTGCGGAGTAACGATTTTTCCACAATGTTCGCATTTTACCTTTTTTCTATTATTGGCTTTCTGTTTTAATTTATTCCTGTGTTCTAAATCGAATATTTTACCTTTAGACCAATCAGAAATACAATGTATTCTACCTTCTTCCATATGCTTTTTAGATCTAAGAGAATATTCTTGTAATCTTTGATCTTGTTCTTTTTTTAGATTTTTATTCCAAGGTTCTGGCATAATTATTCCAGAAGCGCCATCTCCGCCATCAGTTCCATTCATAAGGATCCCAGTTCCTATATCTTTTCTTCCATACCATCTAATATAAAATCTTTCTAATGCTAAAGCACCTATTTCCGATAGGTTTTTCTCCATAATAATTATTTTAGATTTATCTTTCGGAGTAGAGATTTTCCTGCCTCTTTTTATATATGCTCTGTTACCGCAACCTTTTCCGATATAATATGGAAATCCCGTATTACGATTTATATAAGCATATATATAATAATTCATAATAGTCTCCTTTTATCATATTTATACAATAAAGGAGCAGATATGTAACATTTTTATATTTTTTTTCCTATTTCTTTCAAATTAGTTTCTGGCGTGATCAACTGATATGCTCCTTTAGAGTATAGCGGGGCTACACGAGACGCTTTCTCTAGAATAGCTTCTTGAACATGTTTTGGTTCTTTGTGAAGATTGCTCATAATATCTTTTTTAGAACAATCTCCAGCAGTAAACTGTTTCTGATCATAATGTCGAGTGGATCGGTCAACCATCATATCATTATTATAATTCTGTTTCCAGGTTTTGTCAACTGTTTTTTTCTTAGCGATCTGCGTAGGATGTAATCCTTTATTGATCAACCAGATCTCGTGCTGTGAGATAGTAGTTGACTTTTTGGATTTCTTTTTACGGGAAGAAACAGTCGTTGTATAATATGCGGGAAGTATATGCATAGACATAGAGGCGCTCTCCTATCTTGGAGATATTATAACCTATATTATCCAATTTGTCAATCTTTTTTTTCTAAAGCCTCGATCAACGATTTCACTGCTGGCTTGTAGAGTTTTTCTTTTATTTCTGAAGCACATCTATGGTTTTCGAAGTCGAGTTCTTTTAGATACTTGTATCTAGAATCTATAACTTCTTCTAAGAGTTCTACAATTAAATCAGCTTTACTCGATTGCTTCGACATCTATAGAATCCCTACCGTTTTCGACGATGATATATTTCGCGTTGGGGTCTAGTTCCATATAAGCATCAAGCAATCTTCTTGCCTGGTTCAATCTAGAAACACAATCTGTTAATGTTTTTTGTGCAATTTCATCATTATGACCTTCCATAAGATCAACCAAAACTGCATCTATATTAGAATCCACAGCATAATCTACATGAAATTTTACTGTGCTTCCATCATTATTCGTTTCTTCTTCTAGCCTTAGAGGAGGAAAAAGTAAATTTTTTATTTGTTCTAATTTTTCTTCTGCTGGGGTAGCAGGTTTTCTTTCAACTTTAAATGGCCACATAATATAAACCCTTTCAATTATTTCTTTTTACGACCCATATTATATTTTGCTTCTAGAGTCCAATCATTTTTCTCTTTATGGTTAATGATTTTAATCTGACTCATTGAAGCTATGGGGTCTTCGATATTAGTTGGTTCTACAACTTTTAACAATCCCCATTCCTGAAGTAACTGAATAATTTTGTTACGACGACCTTGGTCTTCTTCAGAAAAGTTTGATGGTTTGCCATCAATTAAAAACATTTCTTTGAAATGCACAATATAATATTTGCCTTGTTTATGAAAAATATGACAAGACTGATAAAGTTTTTTTTCTTTGCGAGAAGCAACGCCAATACGAGTCAGGGTTTCTTTGATCTTTAAAAAATCTTCTTCTTCGGCTATCTTCACCTCAATTAAAGAATCTAAAAGTTCATTCATTTCACTCCACCTTTTTCTTTTTTCTTTTTTATAAATTCAATTTGATCAGCCGTTAGAAGGCGCAGTGCTTCTTTTGATCTGACTGTATTATATTTATAATACTCAGAAATTAGGTCCAGGAGTTCTTCCTTTTGCTTTCTATCTTTCTTTTCTTTATCAGTTTCTTTTTTGCCACCCCTTCTATTAAACTTTCTTATATATCCATACAGAAAATCATAATGCATTTGATCTGTAACATGATAATTTTCTGACATAATATTCGCAACTCTAACCAAATCTGGATAATTGGAAAGAATTGTATTAGTTCTCCATTGAGAATAGTCCCCATCAATTTCTAGCTTACGTTTTCCACTAACAACGCTGTTCTCGTAACGCCAATCATATAAAGGTTTTACATATTTCTTTTCTACCTTTTCTTCTTCTCTCTTTTCCAAGAGCACGTTAAGGAACTTACTCATTTGAACCTACAATCGCTCATAATATTTGCAAGAAAGGCAGCAAAATTAATTTCAGGATTAGCCACAAAGGCATTTTTATACTGAAACTCTGCAACATGCACAACCAATTGAGGAATATCTGATGGTTCAACTATCTCAGAAGCCATATCATAGAACTGATTGTAAAGATAATTAACATCTGTATCTAAATTGTTCTTTACCCACTTACGGCATTCTGTATAATTCTTATCCTTGATATGGTCAACCAATTCTTTGATTGAAGATTCAGTCATATTTGCTAGAATACCAGTATCAATCTTACCCGTTGCAGAATAACGCTGAAGCTCGTTGAGCACTCTTCGCCAATCAGGGAAGTGTTTATTGATTACCTGAGCAACAACTTGCTGATCGTATTCAATTCCCTCTGCTTCTAGGATAACTGTTACTCGTTTGAAAAACTGAGTGGCCAGTTTAGCCATGGACTTCTTACTGATCTTAAAATCTATTACAGAACAGCGAGAATGTAGCGGTTCAATGATACGGTTTTT